TCAAGGATATTTTCTTTCGACTTATGCCGATTATGAAGAGGAACAAAAGTATCAAAGACGAAAAAAATACGTTTATTACTAATGGTAGCAAGATTAATTATTATCAGGATTTATTATAATGAAAAAACATAAAAGAGCTAGAACCAAAAAAGGCCGTTATAAAGGGGATAATAAAGATACTCCTTTTTTTAACGAAGCCTGGATCAAGGGCCGTTCGCCGAAGAAGGGTAAAGGGCCATTACAAAGATTTTTAGACTGGTTTCTAAAATAAGACTGGTGCATTGTAGCTTATTGATGTAGATGCTATTATACTAGTAGTTTATAAACTAAGAGGATATTAATATCATGGCAAAAAAACAAGGTTATAAAGACGAAGAAGATGAATCTATTGGAATGAGACTTGGTAAGAAAAAAACCAAGCACGATAAAAAAGTTGCAAGAGATGAATCTTATGGTAAATGGGGCAAACGTTCCAAAGACTGGAAAGCTAAATCAGGTACAATGGTTACCGCTAAAGGAGGCACAATGATCAAAGCTAAACACGGTAAGTCTCTTAAAAATATAAGAGAAATTTATAAGACAGCAAGGGAAAATAAAAAAGGAGACAGACTTACTATGCGGGATTTAGAGACCGCAAGAAAAGTAATTAAATCAAGAGAGTTAATGAAAGTTGATCCAGGAGCTACGCTTGCTGCTAAAGGAAAAATGATTAAAGCTAAAAAAGGCTGGGGTAAAAAACTAGCTAAAGCAGCCGTTGCTGCAGGTGCAGCTTATGCCGGCTCTAAATATTTAAAAGCCAAAGGCATGAAGGGCAGCACCCTTAAAACAGCAGCAGTGGAAGATGCGAATATTAAAGCCCCTTTAGTTGATGCTATTTCTGGTGGCACTAAATTTGCAAAAAAGAAATCTGTTCCAAGGAAACCAATTTACTCAGATTTCTGGGGTGGTGCTAAAAAAGGTGGCAGCATTAAAGCTAAAACTGGTAAAATGGTTAAAGCTAGAGGCGGCGTTATGGTTAATACCAAATTGAATGGTCCATTATTTACACAAACGTTCTAAGGTGCTATGGCAGACGTTGATAAAACTACTGAAGTTGTTGAAACTCCAGCAGCTGAAGAAGTTGCTGTAGATATCGAAACTCCAAATGAAAACATTTTGGAAGAAGAAACTGTTGAAGCTCCACAAGATTTTTATGCAAATCTTGCGGAAGACATGGATACTCGTGTTCTTCAAAGGTTAGCAACTAATTTAGTCAACGAATATAAAAAAGATAAAATTTCAAGAAAAGATTGGGAGACGGGTTATACTCAAGGTTTAGATCTTCTAGGATTTAAATATACCGAGTTAACTCGTCCCTTTCGTGGCTCAGCAAATGTAACCCATCCGTTACTTGCTGAGGCCGTAACTCAATTCCAAGCACAAGCTTATAAAGAATTATTACCTTCTGATGGTCCAGTAAAATGTGCCATTGTCGGAGATGAAACTCCAGCTGTTTATTCTCAATCTCAACGCGTACAACAATTCATGAATTATATGATCATGGATAAAATGCAAGAATATACACCTGAGTTTGATCAACTGTTATTTTTTCTACCTTTAGCTGGATCTGCTTTTAAAAAAGTTTATTACGATGCGGTCATGGAACGAGCCGTTTCAAAATTTGTTCCTTCTGAAGATTTAGTGGTTCCTTATTATGCTACCGATCTTTTAGATTGTGAAAGAATCACTCACGTTGTTAAAATGAGTGAAAACGAAATTCTCAAAAAACAAAAAGCTGGTTTTTATTTAGATATCGAACTTAAACCCGTTCAAACCGGTCAAAGCGATATTCAAAAAAAATATAATAAACTTGAAGGTATTGCACCTTCAGTAGATTACGCAAGCAATTTTAGTATTTTAGAAATGCACGTTGATTTAGATTTAGATGAATATGACGTGGAACAAGGAACTCGTGTTCCTTATAAAGACAAAAGAGTTAAAGTTCCTTACATTGTTACCGTCGATGAAGGATCCAATCAAGTTTTATCCGTTTATCGTAATTACGAAGAAGACGATGAAACTAAAAAGAGAAAAGAATATTTTATTCATTACAAATTTTTACCTGGATTAGGATTTTATGGCTTCGGACTCATACACATGATCGGTGGGCTTTCACGAACCGCAACGCAAGCGCTTAGACAACTGCTAGACGCAGGTACCTTAAGCAATCTGCCAGCCGGTTTTAAATCCCGAGGAATCAGAATTAGAGACGATGACCAACCTTTCCAGCCTGGAGAATTTAGAGATGTCGACGCTCCAGGCGGAAACATTAAAGATCAATTTCAACTTTTACCTTTCAAAGAACCCAGTGCTACTCTATTTCAATTATTAGGATTTGTTGTAGGTGCAGGACAACGTTTTGCAGCCATTACGGATATGGCAACCGGTAATGATGTTCAAAACAGAGCTGTAGGCTCGACCATAGCCTTATTGGAACGAGGTTCGAGGGTCATGAATGCCGTACACAAGCGCTGCTATTATGCGATGCGGAACGAATTCAGATTACTTGCTAGTATTTTCGCAACTTATTTACCGCCTGTTTATCCGTACGCGGTCTATGGAGCGAATCGAATGGTTAAAGTCCAAGACTTTGATGATCGAGTTGATGTTATCCCCGTAGCCGATCCCAATATTTACAGCTTAACGCAGCGGGTGACACTGGCTCAAATGAATTTAACGATTGCGCAATCGAACCCTCGACTACACAATTTAAGAGAAGCGTACCGAAGAGTTTACGAAGCTTTAGGAACCAAGGATATTGATAAACTTTTAAAACCCGAACCTCAACCTAAGGAACAAGATCCGGGGATCGAGAACGCTGAAGCATTAAAAATGGAAATACCGTTTGCTTTTCCTCAACAGGATCATCAAGCACATATCACGGCTCACGGAGCTTTTATTCAATCGCGAATGGTTCAAATTAATCCAATGGTTCATGCCTTACTGATTGGTCATATTTCACAGCACGTGAGTTTACAGGCTCAAGGAGAAGTGGGCATGATGATTGAAGAAAATCCACAACTACAACAACAACTTCAGCAAGATCCTGAAGGAGCTAAAATTAAAATTAATGCGATGATTGCTCAACGAATCGCGGAAATCACAACTGAGTTGGTACAAAGATCCATTGTTGGGCAACAAAAAGATCCTCTGGTACAATTGAAGCAACAAGAAATAGATTTAAAAGCGATGGACATGCAACGTAAATCAGCTGAAAAAATGGCTGACATCGGTATGAAGGAAGATCAATTTGAAGAAAAGATTGATATTGAAAAAATGAAAGTTGAAAACGATGAAGACGCATCAAAAGCAAGAATCCGTGTGGCGGATGACAAACTCGATTTAACTGAGAAAATTGCATCTGAAAAGCTCCAGGTAGAAAAAATGAAACGAACAGCAGAAGATCGTAGAACTAAAGCGATCAGGAAGAAAAAATAATGCCCGAACGACCAGGAGGAAGGCCAATGCCAGTAGGGGGTTCAGGCGCGACTTATGATCGAACACCCAGTCAAGGAGGACACCATCCACCGGCAAGACCAACAGGAGGCGCTTCTACTATTACTCGTAATGGAACTAAAGGAACGATTTCAACTTCGAAAAAAGCGGGTTGGATTACTTCAGGAATAGGATATGCAACAGGAACGGCACCTTTAAAATGGGCTGGAACCGCTCTGTCTTGGCTCGGTGGTAAAAGAAAAAGCAAACCTCCTAAAGGACATCCAGAAACAATTGCAAAATCACGAATTTATAAACCGGTTCCTGTTGGAGGAGGCCCAGACGACAGAGATGAAACACCTTATATGACGCCTGTTACTATAGCAGCATCTTCAACGACGGATACTAAAGATAAAGGTTTAGATTTTGCAGGCTGGAATTTTAAAGCTTATGCTAACAAAGGAAAAATGGTAAAAGCAAACCAAGGACAATTTTCAAAAGGTAAACGTTTTGGACCACCCCCTAATAAAGGACCGGCTCCGCAAGGTATCAACGCGCCTTTAAACAGCATAGACTATTTTAAGGATTTATTATGATCAGCCCAAAACAATGGATTATAGCTAACAAATATGGCAAGAAGGGAGCTCTTCAAGTTAATCCAAAAAAAACACTCGGTCCACAAATTCAACCAGTGAAAGTTTTAGCGGGGGGATTATTAAGTCAAGGCATAAGGATGATTTATAAAGATCCAGCATCTAAAGTTGCCTTAAAAAAATTAACGAGTTGGGTTAAAAGTAAATACAAAGGAAAGTTTGGAACTTTAGGAAAATTAGAACTTAAAAAACACAAAGCAGAGGGTT